GCAAGCTGCGCGGCGAGGGCGTCCGCGTGCGGGAGGGGCGTCACGCGCACATCATCGGCGGCCTGCGTGATCGCGTATGAGTTCGCAAGGAACTCGGCCCGGATGCGGTAGATCACGTCGCCTTCTTCCGAGCATCGCTTTGCGGCAGCGGCGTGCGCGTCCACAATCGCAGCACACGCCTCCCGCATCGCCACCGCCTGCGCGGCGAGCGCGGCGTGGGTCGCGACAGTGCCGTTCTCGTCCTCATAAACGCCGGCCGCTTTCAGCACGTTGCCGATCTCGACCGACACATCACCGTCCCACGTCTCGGTGCCGTCGCCGCCTTCCCACTGCTTTACGCCGAGCGCCCTTGCCAGAATTTCGATTGCTTTCGTGGCGCCGGTGTCCATGGCTTCTTCCGCCTGCGCGGCGAGGGCCGAGGCGTGTTCGTTCGGGGTGAGGCACGGGCCAAGGTAGTCGTAGCCTCGGCGCACCACGTCCTGCGGATAGCCCGCATCCCATTGGCCGATCACGTCAGGACGCGGCGGCGCGTGCCATCGATACGCGCCGGGCGGCAGCGCGTGATTGATGCTTGGCACCAACCAATGCCACCCATCCCGCTCCGGGTTGAGCGGTACGCCGGAGCGCGCGGGCCAGCCGGGGGCGTCAGTCATGGCGACGTGCCTCGTGCAGTTGGTATTCCAGGCGGTCAACAACATCCATCAGGGCCAGCGCGTGCGCGCGAAACGCTTCAACAAACATGCCCGCGAAGAGGAAGCCGCTGCAAAAGAACAGCGTGCTGCTTATCCACGACGCGGGGGCGAACCAGCCGAGCGCGTATGCCGCCAGCGATAGCGCCAGCATCCACTTGCTCTTTCGATGAAACGGGGCGTCAGTCATGGCGGGGTTCCTGGGCGAGCGCGGCTCGGGCGTCATCCTCGCGCAGCAGCATTTCCATTTCCTCGCGGCAGCCGCACCGTTTCGCTTCCCGGCATGGCGCGCCGGTGCCGTCGCACGAGTTCTCAACCTGGATCGTCGTCAGCCATGCACGCCGCAACCGCCCCGCTTCGGCCCGCGCCTCCTGCTCCCGCGACGCAGCGGCCAGGGAGGCGTCGCGTTCGTGAATGGCACGCTCCATCTGCCGTTGAAAGTCGCCGCATTGTTGCGCTGTCAAGCGCAGATCGCCTCGCAGCGAATTCCTCTCGTCGGCAAGGGCGGCCAGTTGGTTCGCGGCTGTCACCAGCCCGTCGTTCTGCCCGCTGTCGGGGCCGGTCAGCCACGACAGCAGTTCCGTGATGGATCGGCCTATGGCCTCACCGCTGGTGTCCACCGGGTCACTCGCCATGGCGCAGCGCCTCTCCTAGAACGGATGCGGCGTGTGCCGCGCGTAGGCCGTCCATCCGCGTCAATCGCGGCGTCACTTCGTGGCTTTCGATGTAGGAACGCAAGTAAGCGTGCTCCATCTGGTCCGTAGGCTCCCGCGTCGCCTCCGCGATGCAGCGGATGGCGGCGAGGGCGGCCTTGCGGCAACTGCAATAATCGGGATTGCACCCCTCAATTTGGCCTTCGCATTCGCAGCCGTCGCAACAAACGCGCGAGTTCTCACGCGTCACGCGCTCCACCAGCGCCGCCAGTTCCGGGGTCATGTCGCCTTCCCTTCCCGCAGTTCCGCCCAAATCGCCGCGTATCCGGCCGCGTCGATGCCGTGGTCGGCGACGTGCTGCCCGTGCTCGCTCCGAGCGAATTTCAGCAGCACCATCATTGCGGCGACATCGGCGCCGGTGATGATCTCTCCCGCTATGCCGTGCCGCCGGCTGGCGAGATACGCTTCCCAAAGCGTGGCAATGGCTGCGAATGATCGCTCCTTGTCGCCGTGCGTCTGGTTGCGGGCGCCATCCACGATGGTCGCCGCTTCCCGCAGGACTTCACCAGCGCGCGTCATCGCACCATCCCCAGCACGACCATCACGCGCCGCGGCGTGACGCCGTGCTTCGACGCGATGGCGACCGCGCTCTCCCATGTGAGCCGGCCTTGCTTCATGGAACGCCGGATTGCGTCGGCCACTCGCGCCGTTCGCGCCTCGGCGGCTGCGTCGGCGAGCGCGGGATGCGGCGCGGGGCGTTCGGGCTCGACCTCAAACACCGGCTCGGGCGGCGCGGCCTCGACCTTCCTCCACCGGCCGGGCGGCAGGTTCTTCGGCATCGTGCCAGGCGGCGGGCCAGGCTTCCGGCGCGGCCCCTGCACGCCGAGCCTCTTCACCCGCGCACGCAGCGCCGCCAGCCCAGCGACACGCACACCCGGAAGGGCATTGATAGCCTCCATCGTGACGTCCGAAGCCTCGCCTGCCATGCGACCCTCGATCAGTCGCGCGTCACGCTCGGCCGTCCAGACGGTGATGATCCGCCCGCCGGCCATCGTGCGGCGCTTGAGATTGCCCGCCAGCCCTGACGCCACCTGGATCTGGAGCGCGGCCTCGGGGTTCCGGCGCAGGCCCTTCTTGTGCGCGTAGATTGCAAGCGCCGCCTTCGATGTGATCGGCGAACCCGGCAGCGCGTTCAGCGCCGCCAGCAGCGCCGCCGGGTCGGTGTTCGTCGGCAGTTCGGCGCGGAACAGCGCGTCGCGCTCGGGGGTCCAGGTGCGGCGCTTCATGCGGGCACTTCCTCGGCCGCGTCGGCTGCGTCGAAGTCCGCCAGCCGCGACGACACCGCATCGTCCACCCGCTTCGCCATTTCGGGCCGCTTGCTCGCCAGCCAAGCGCGCTGCTTGACCACCGTCTCGTCGCCCGTGATCGCCTGCAACGCCTCGTGCGTCGTCGCGGCGTCCACGCGGGCCACCAGCGCGGCCACGACCTCGGCGCTGCGGTCTTGCGTGGCCGGCTTCTCATGCACCAGCGGCTTGACGATGAACGGCTTCTTGCTGCCCTTCTTCTCCGTCAGCGCCAGCACCATCTCGCGGTCGATGTGCGACAGGTGCGACACGCGGATTCCGCCGACTTCCAGCCCGCCCCACTTCACCTTTTCGTCTCGGTAGAGCGTGACCGACCGCCCCTTGTAGGTGCTGGCATCGGCGGTCCATGCGCGCACAAGAATTCTGGACATGCTCTTGCAAGGCCGCCACGGAAGCCCGTCGTCGCCTTCGTAGTTGATGGTCACCGGCTGCTCAGCGCCGGGCCGGATCGTCACTTCCGTGATGCGGATGGTGCGCGGGCCGCCGAGAAGGTGGTCGGCGGTCAGCTGGTCAACGCGGGGCTGGATCACTTCGTTCATGTCGTTCATCGCATTGTGTCTCCCTGCTGATCGACGTGCTTCCACGTCTTGCCTGCACGGATCAGGCTTATGGATGCGCGGCTCAAACCGTATCGGGCAGCCAACTGGATGCCGCTCCCCTTCGCTGTATCGGCTGCCCTAATTGCCCGAACGTCCGCCTCGGTGATCTTCGCGTGACCGTGCGCCGCGCCGCGCGGCGTCCTCTCCGGGCATACGGTGCGGCCATGCGTGGCGCCGCGCGCCTGGGTGCCGTGAGCGGCACTGTCTTTGACGTTCTCTGCGCGCGTAGCCCACCGCAGATTGCTGGCGTGGTTGTTGGTGCGCGTTCCGTCCCCATGCGCGACTTCGTGCGATGCGCTCGGCGCCGCCCCGTGGAACGCTTCACAGACAAGTCTGTGGACAAGGCGCCTGTGGCTCGCCCCATTTCGGGCAAGGCCAACTGTCTCGTAACCATGATTCCCGAACCATGGCTTCAAGATGCGCGGAGCATGATTCCTGCTGTCGGGGATCGCTCGCCGGACCCGGCCATGATCGCTCACAGCGTAATCAGGAAAGCCGACGACATCTCTCCATTGCTCGACCATCTAGACGAACATCTCCTGTTCGATCCGCCGCTCGGTCGGGATCAGCTTGTTGTCGATCAGCGCCTGCCGGTATTGCGCCAGGCGCATCGACAGGCGGTCCTCGAAAGCCTCGGCCGCGGCGAGGATTGCCGCCTGCGTCTCGGGCTCGGCTTCCACGCGGATGGGGCACATCGGTAACCCTCCGCAGAACGAGATAAAATCGCACCAGGCGCGGCCGGTCACGAGCAAGCCGGTCTGCACCTGGATCGTGTAGTCGGGCGGCATTTCGCCATCCACGATGGTCTGCACCTGGAACCGCTGCCGGCGCGACTTCACCTCGATCAGGCCGTCGTCGCCCACCAGCCCATCCGGCGAGTAGCCGATGCGGACCTTGCCGAAGTCGCGCACGATGAAGCCGACTTGCTCGACCGGCGCGTAGTGCTTCGCGTAGAGCGCGCGCGCTTCGAGTTCGTCATCGGTGCCGCGCAACATGCTATCCGAGACATACGCTGGCTCAACGTAGCCCGTGATCCGCTGCGCAAGAAGTTCCCACAGGTGACCGCGCTCTTGGTCGTTGCTCGCCGCCTTGAGGCGGGGCGTGATGATGAAGCGCATTTCCGATGCAGTGAGGGTTCCGCATCGGGCAGCGTGCCATGCCTCGCTGCCCTGGATCATCTCGCGGTGAACCGTGACGGTCATGCCACATGCCCCCACGTCTTGCCGGCCTTGATCATCCAGATCACTCGCTGAGTGACGCCATAGTCCGCGGCAATCGTGCGCTGGAACCGCCCATCGAGCCGAATGGCGCGCACAGCATCCGGCGTCAGTTTGGCCAGGCCGTGATTCTCGCCACGCGCTCGCTTCTCCGGCTGCGTGACGGACCAGTGCCGGTCACCAATAGCCGCAGTGCCGTGGCGACGCTTGTCGGCCTCGTTCTCAACAGGTGTGGCCCACCGCAGGTTGTCGGCGCGGTTGTTCTTCGCATCGCCGTCGTTGTGTGCGGCTTGGTGTCGACGGCTTGGTGGCGGCCCGTGAAACGCAGCGCAGACGATGCGGTTGACGCGCCCGCTATAACTGCGGCCGTCACGACGCAGCGTGACTTGCTGGTATCCGCTGCCGGACAATCCTGGCTTCAGTGGCCGGCCAGTCACGCGGCGGCGTCCGGCGCAAACACGCATCACCCGCCCGTGGCTACTGACAGCGTAGTCGGGAAAGTCCGCGACTTGCCGCCATTCTTCGACGGTGACGCTCACGGCCGCCACCCCATAACCGCGCGCGCATAGACCGCGATGCTGTAGAGCCCCCACCACATCGGCAGCCCGAGCGCGACGCCGATCAGGAACCCCTTGGCCGGCGCGGTGTCGTCCTCGCGCGGCACCATGGGCACGCGATGCAGCGGCTGCCGCGCGACGGGATCGCCGCCGCCGTCGATCACGCGGAACGACACGCCGCCGCGGGACTTGCGGCCGGCGCTCACTGCACCGCCTCCGGCATCGAGTGCGCCTCGACCAGCAGCCGGCGCGCGCTGTCGGCCACGTCGCGGATGCGACGGGCATCGGCGCGCACGATGGCGCCGGGGATCTGCGCGCGTTCGGCCAGGGCCAGCAGGTCATCGGCCCGCGTGGCGATGATGGTCAGCGCGGCGAGAAGGCGGGTATCGCGGGACAGGCCGGCGACACCGGGAAGGATCGCGTTCATGGCTCAGTCCCCCTCGGCGAGCGCCGCCCGCAGCGCGCCGGCCTGATGCCGGTCCAGCACCAGCGGGTTGCGACTGCCGGGCTGGATCACGAGCGATCCATCCGGGCGCTCGCTGACGCGCAGCGGAACCAGGTCGACCGTTATGAATGTGCCGATGTTCGCGAGTTCCTGTGTGGGCTGCGGTGCCACGTTCGGGCTAGTGGATGCCTCGGTCTCGGCGGGCTGTTCGGCGTCGAGGGTCAGGGTCACGGCTTCGTCTCCGGTTCGGGGTTGCAGGTGGACAGGCCAGCCGCCCGCTCGCACTCGCGCAGCAGGTCGGCGGGCAGGCGGGGCAGCGCGGGCGCAATCGCAGCGGCAAGGCGCGTCTCGCCCGCTTGCAGCGCGGCGCGGTGGAAGTCGGCCAGGGTCAGCATGCGAACGCCTCCAACGGCAGCGGGGGCGCCGACAGATGCAGCCCCTGGAACTCTTCCCAAGCCGCCGTGACGGCACCTGTGCCGGGGAACAGGTCGTCCAGCGTGTCGCCGCGTTCGGCGCCCAGCAGCGAGAACACCCACATGCAGAATGCGCGAGGCTTACCGCCAATCAGCCCACCGTCGCGCGCGGCGGAACGAGGCGCGGTGTTGTATTCGAGCCAATCGCGCGGCGACTGTGCGACCTTCGTCTTGCGGCCGGGCCGCCAGATCACCGGTTCCCACATCCACTGCACGCGGGTCGGCCGGATCTGGCCGAAGTTCTTGCAAGCAGCGCCGACCCGCACGTCAGGCGGGCACATGGGCAGCAACACGCGCAGCGACGGCACATGCAGCGACAGCGCCCAGCCGTCCGGCCATTCGTCCGAAAGGCGCTCGATCAGCCGGCGATGCGTCTCCGGGTCGTCCCAGATCATCGCGTCCGGGTGGTGCTTCGCGTAGAGGCGCGCGCACCCCAGGTAGGGCGGATCGGCGTAGGCGAAGCGCATTGGGGCGGCGCTCATGCCAACCCCTCCGCGACCGTCGCCGCCTTCGTCAGCAGCGCGCGGATTTGCTCCAGCTTGTCGTGGTGTTCCTCGCGCCATTCGTCGTCGCGCCGGTCGAGCATCGCGCCGAGGTAGTCGGTCAGCCCGTGGCACAGGGCAGCGACCGACGCGGCCAGCATGTCGGCGGCGGCCTGGTCGGCGGCGGCTTCTTGCGCGCGCGTGGGTTCGGGGGCGAAGCGGCTGCCGGGGTAGATCATGGCTTTTCCTCGCGCGCTGGCGGGGCGGCGGCGCGGGCGGCGAGCATGGCGTCGGCGATGTCGTAAGCCTGGGTCGCCAGAAAGCGCGCGAATGATGACCGCCGATCACCGCTCAGGATTGCATTGGTCGGCTCAGTGGCTGCGTGGACGCCTTCGCTGTTGGCAAGCGTGCCGATGAGCGCCTGCCCCGCGAACCAGTCGCGCAGGGACATGCCGGGCAGCGTGTCAAACTCGGTTTCGTATTGGCCGGTCTGCCGCATCCCGATCTGCGTCGGAAACGCCGCCCCGCCATCCTGCCCCGCGCTCACTGCGCGCGGCCTTCTGCGAGGGCGATGCGCCCAGCATCAGTGATGCGCACACCGTCAACCGGGCCGCGCGGCAACTGGTGGTCGCATAGCTCGACCAGATCAGCGGCAATCAGACGCTTGATCTTCGTGACCTCGCCTCGCCCTGCCGCCGTGACGGTCAGCAGCATCAGCGAGCCGTTGCGCTTGGTTGCGCCGTCGATGCGCTCAAGCATCTCGCGCTGGCCCCGCGTCAGCCGCGCAGCCGCATGGCTGATCTCGGGCTCGGTCGGCGTTTGCACGGGGGCGCTCATGCGCCGCGCGCCTTGGCGATGGCGGCGCGGGCGGTGTCGCAAAGTGCGTGAGCGCCTTCTTCCTCGTCCAGCCAATCGACCAGCAACTCGGCTACCCGCAAAAGGTCAGGCGCGGCGGCGATGAGGCGGGCGTCTGCTGGACTGACAATCCCGCTGAGCGTGAAGCCGTCTTTGCTGAACCCATCGCCCGCGCTGATCTGGTGATACCAGAAGCCGTAATCGTCGGCAGGCGTGTGTTCCTGCACCAAC